ATTAAATGTACCTATTTCAAGAATGGAAGCAGAACAAAACTTTTCAATCGGTAGGTCTACAGAAATTACTAGAGATGAACTTAAATTTACTAAGTTTGTACAAAGACTAAGAAAGAACTTTTCAAAAGTATTTCATGATTTATTGCGTACACAGTTAATACTTACTGGTGTAATCGCAGAAGAAGAATGGGATTCTATGAAAGAACATATCGCATACGATTGGATGCAAGACGGACACTTTGCAGAACTTCGTGATGCAGAAATACTAAGAGAACGTATTGATATGTTAGGAACACTAGAACCATATGTCGGAAACTTCTTTTCTAAGAAATGGGTTCAGAAAAATGTTCTTCGTCAATCTGATGAAGAGATTGAACTTATGTCAAAAGAGATTGAAGATGAAGGTGGTGGGGAAGATGATGACGATATGATGATGAGTCATACACCAAAAGGTGATAAACAAATAAGTGAAATAAAGGTGGTTAAAAAATGAGTAAAGAAATAATTGACGCTATTGCATCTGGTGATAACCTTGGTGCAGAATCACAATTTAAAAATGCAATTCAAACAAAAGTAGGAGCTGCATTAGAAAAAAGAAGAGAAGAAGTTGCAAACACAATTGTAACGCAACATATCCCAGAAGTAGAGGAAGATGAAGAAGAAGTTCCAGCAACTTGACTTGCCTGAAAAGGATGAGCATAAAAAAACCAAAGAGTATAGGAAACTGTCGCCTGCAATGCGTAAAGCGGTAGACTATATATTTGGTGTAATGGATGCGAAACCTTCAGATTTCCTAAATAGTTTTGAAAAGACTATAAAACAAGGTGCATCAAAGTTCAAGGTTAGTGAACCAGAACTTTTAAAGTATTTTGAAAGAGAAATGTTAGGAGAATATCAATGGCAGTAAGTGCAATTGTTCTAAAGGACACAGATTTTGAGACAGTTATTAAAGTAACAACAACTGGAACAAACAGTGCGGCCAGTATATTAGATGCATCTGATTTAGATGGTGCTTCTACAAACCCAAGATTAAGTATTGTTGCTTGTCAATGGACTACTGGTTCACAAACAGATATTTTATTTGATGCATCTAGTAATGTGGTTGCATTATCATTAAACGGAAATGGTGCATATAACACTGGTGCTCAGTCTATGCCCTCTATCGCAAACAATGGTGGTAGTGGTGTAACTGGTGACGTATTATTAACAAACAGTAGTGCATCCGTAGGAACTATCTGGTTAAAATTCAGAAAAACTTCTGGTTACGATAATCTACAATAGGGAGTGATGAGATGAAACTAATATCAGAACACTTTAGTAATGACGTAGAATACATTACAGAAGCGACAGAAGATGGTAAGAAGAACTACAAGTTAAAAGGTGTATTCTTACAAGCGGAAATCAAAAACCGTAATGGTCGTGTATACCCTATGGAAATTTTAGAAAAAGAAGTTGCAAGGTATAATGAAGAGTTTATTGAACAGAATCGTGCATACGGTGAATTAGGTCATCCAGACGGCCCAACTGTAAACTTAGATAAAGTATCACATATGGTAACTTCTCTACAACCAGACGGAAAGAACTTTATTGGTGAAGCAAAAGTAATGTCTACACCAATGGGAAATATAGTAAAGAATATAATGGATGATGGTGGTAAACTCGCAGTATCCTCAAGGGGTATGGGTAGTTTGTCCAAAAGAAATGGTGCAAACTATGTCAATGACGATTTCTACCTTGCGACTGCAGCTGACATTGTTGCAGACCCTTCCGCTCCAAATGCTTTCGTTGAAGGTATTATGGAAGGAAAAGAATGGGTTTGGAATAATGGACTGTTACAAGAACAAGAAGTTGCAGAACTCAAGGACGAAATGGAACGGAATATCCGCTCCAGAAAAGCGAATTACCAAGCACTCGCTTTCGCAAAATTCCTCAAGAATTTGTAATGACTAAATATAGTGAATAAGAGGATTATTAATATATTAATAAGGAGACTCAAATGTCAGAAATAGACAAGACAATAGAAGAACTTGAACAAGAAGTTCTGTCTGACTTGAATGAGGCCGAAATGAAGAAAGATTCTTCCGCTGCTGGAAAAGGTGCTGTCGCATCTGAACCTATGAAAAAGGTAGATGCAGAAGAAGATGAGATTGAAGATTTAGGTGCTCCAGTAGTTAAGGGTGACGAAAAGAAAGCCGATGCTGCTAAAAAAGTCAAACAAGATACTTCTGTAAAAAGTTCGCAGAAAGGTGACCAGAAAGCTGAGTCAGTTAAAGAGGAATCTGAAACTGATGAGGATGAGGTTGTCGCAGAAGCAAAAATAGAAGAAATGGGTCATAAGTCAGAAATGGCTATGCCTAAGTCTAAAAAAGAAGCGATGGAAATGATGCAAAAAGAAATGCAGAAAATGTCTGCTGAAGGTGCAAAACAACTCGCCGCTTCCTACATGAAAAAAGAAACAATGACAGACGAACAAGTAGAATTGGAAGGACTCGCAAAAGCAAAAGAAGCTATTGAGAAGAGACTTGCATCTATCAATGTTCAAGAAGACGTTGATGCACTTATGGAAGGTGAAGATTTATCTGAAGATTTCCAAAAGAAAGCCGCAACTATCTTTGAAGCTGCCGTAAAATCAAAAATTAGACCAGAAGTTGAAAGAATTGAAGCTGAGAAGACTCAAGAAATTGCAGAAGACATGGAATCATTCAAATCTGAACTCGCAGAAAAGGTAGATGGTTACCTTGACTACGTTGTTAAAGAGTGGATGACTGAAAATGAACTTGCAGTTGAAAGAGGACTTAAAGGTGAAATTGCAGAAGATTTCATATCTGGTCTAAAGTCATTGTTTGAAGAACATTATATTGATGTTCCAGACGAAAAATATGATATCTTAGAATCACAAGCACAAAAGATTGAAGAATTAGAAGGAAAGTTAAACGAGACAATCGGTAAACTTACTGAAAAGAAACAATCTGAAGATTCACTTGTGCGTGAGTCAGTTATCAAAGAAGTTTCTTCTGACCTTGCAGAGACTCAATCTGAGAAATTTGCTGGTTTGGTTGAAGATGTTGAGTTCACAGACAAAGATTCTTTTGTTGAAAAACTTAACACGCTTAAGGAAAATTATTTTCCTAAGTCAAGTCCTACACAGTCTCTAACTGAAGAGAATGAGTCGGATGCTCAAGAGATTGACATAAGTGACGCTATGGCTGCGTATACTAGTGCAATTAAAAGGTCTGCACCTTTTATAGATGCAAAACCTTTCAATAATGTCAAGAAATAAATTATGATAAATAATACTATAATAGTTAAAAGGGGATAATACAAATGTATAATTCAGAAAACTTACAAGAGAAGTGGCAGCCAGTCCTCAATCATCCAGACTTGCCTGAGATTAAGGATAATTACAAAAAAGCCGTTACTTCAATCATCTTGGAAAATCAAGAAAAAGCAATGAAAGAAGATGCATCTTTCCTATCGGAAGCTGCACCAACTAATAGTACTGCTGGTACTATCAATAACTACGACCCAATTCTAATTTCGCTAGTAAGACGAGCTATGCCTAATTTGATTGCATATGACGTATGTGCAGTGCAACCAATGACCGGCCCAACTGGTCTAATCTTTGCAATGAAATCAAGATTTGGTTCTTCAAGTGGTACAGAAGCATTATTTAACGAACCTAATACTGGTTTCTCAAATGATGATGCTGCTGGAGACTTGAATTCAACAGCAATGACTGGTACTAACCCTGCCGTTCTTAACAACGCATCTGCTGGTACATATATTACTGGTGGTGACGGATATGGTTCTGATACTGGTGGTGGTATGACTACTGCTGAAGGTGAAGCATTAGGTGATGCTGCTGCTAACTCTTTTGCAGAAATGGCGTTCTCAATCGAAAAGTCAACTGTGACTGCAAAGTCCAGAGCACTTAAAGCTGAGTACACTATGGAACTTGCACAAGACTTAAAAGCAATTCACGGTCTTGATGCAGAAACAGAATTGTCAAACATTCTGTCTACAGAAATCCTTGCTGAAATTAACAGAGAAGTAATTAGAACAATCTATGTCTCTGCTAAGAAAGGTGCTTCAATCAACACAACTACTGCTGGTATCTTTGACTTAGATACAGATTCAAACGGTAGATGGTCAGTTGAGAAGTTCAAAGGACTAATGTTC